ATAATTTAAATACTGGTTGGTATCGATACATCCGTAGGCTAAGAGGCTTTTTGGGCCCTTAACTACTGGTATCTTTCCTTCTGGTGAGATAAGTTTGCCGGCAAACTCAGTATAGAAATCTGAGATTAGGCACTTGTGTGAAGATATAGGTACGTGACACGTTTTCATAAAACTTAGATAGTTTGTATAAACTTCTTCGTCGTTGATAATAATATCATCCCCTAATATTCTGTAGGTATCTTCCTTTTTGACTTTAACTTCTATTGCTCTTAGAACAATGTGATGTGAAAGCGAGAATAGGACGAACGAACCGTATAAGCCCATTGGTTGTCCTTTTGTGTAAGTTACTAACTTACTGAAAGCATCGTCTTTGTAACCCCATTTCATCTGGCAAGTATTAATAAAAGCATCTGAGTATTCGTACTCAAGTGATTCTAAAACTGCTTTCTGGAAACCGAGTGGAAAGTTATCCGTAGCCGAAGATAAATCAACAGCATACATCGTTTTTCCGAGTTTCAGTTGTTCCGCACCCCACTCGACACCCTTCATTTGATTGAAGGTACAATCTTGAGGTATTATCCTCAGTATTTGTCCAAGTGCTTTGTGTAACGGTCTGAACGCTATTTGTGCTCCTGCATTAGGCATCGCCACTACCCTAGCTTTAAGTCCACCTTCTTGTATCACTTTGATGACACCAGCGCAGATATTATCTGGCTTAGGTCCCTCTTTGATTGGAAGGCCCATATTACTTAATATGGGATTATAAGGTGAATTAAGTACAGTCTGTTCAAGAACAGATAGTACCCATCCATTTTCCTTAGTCCTTAGTCCTTGCGGTAAGAATGATGTTAATGTTTTACTTGTATTCAGAGCTGAGAATGAAAATTTCTCTTCATAGCTCAATAAGAATGTCTCGATGTATTTTGGGTTCATACCTTTGATACACGCTGACTGACCTAGTTTATAACTAAATTCGAATAGGTCGTCTCTACCTGGTTTCCCAGATATTGACTCCACGAATTTTTCCATTTGGAAAGGTAAAATCTTATTTGATTTGATGACTCTCGATACATTAAGCACCGATAGCAATCTCCTCAACCTCTTATCCATAGTCCCTTTGCTATCTTGAAGTTGGTCTTTTATGTAAGAACCTAGCTGTCCTTTCGGCCAGCCACCCTTGTTAACCTTAATCCAGTTCTTTTCCTGTGATAATTGGAACCTACCCTCAACTTGAAGTCCTTGATTACTAATGTAATCCAGAACCGCTTGTTTTAGAGCTCGTAGTCTTTCGACTGTCCATATAGGACCTGATTTGCTGTACCATCCCTGAATTTCAGATATAATAGCACGACTTCTTTTATCATCGCCCATTACCCTTGAGATGTGTTTACAGATTTTAGATGTGTAGCCTTTTGTTTGTTGTTCTTTTTTTGAACGCATCAATGCTCCTTTTGAGATACTTGAAAAAGATTCACTTATGTATCCCTACATAAATGCACTTTCACCTGATTAGAG